TGTATGATGAGAAGTCCGGCATGGCAGTCGGCATCAAGGACGGACGCTCCAAGAAAATCGTAGCAACCATCGGTGACGAGCGTGTGAGCGCATTCGTTGAATACCACATGGAAATGATGGCAATGCGGCAAGGTGTGAACAAGCGCGATGTACCCGACTTGTATCAGCGGTTCTACCGCTACCTTGACTACTGCGCCAAGCACGGCATCATGCCGAACAACATGAACGCCTACTACGCCATCGGCGTGAACAAGCAGGATATCTCCCACTGGCAACTGGGCCAAACAGGAACGCCGGAGCATAGAAAGTTCGCAGAAGACATCTCGCAGTTCTTCGCGTCTGTGCATGAGCAAGGCGCACAAGCCGGACTCTTCAACCCCATCAGTTCAATCTTTTGGCAGAAAGCCTACGATGGACTCATCGAAGCGTCCAAGGTGGAAGCCGCGCAAGCTGAACCGCTTGGCGAGAAGCGCAGTGCAGAAGACATTGCCAAAGCTTATGAGGAGGTGAATCTTCCCGATTGAGTACAGAAAGACGAACGCCGCTCCAAGCTATTCGTGCGAAATGCTTGGACTGTATGTGTGACCAACCGGGCGAGGTACGCCTGTGTACTTGCCATGATTGCCCCTTGTATCCGTATCGTATGGGTCACAATCCTGCGAGAAAGGGCATCGGTGGTTTTAAATCATCGGCAGAAGCAGACAACTGAACAACAGAAAGCCCGAAGGATATCCGTGCATAGGTTGGTTAAAGAATCAAAACCATGCGCTTGAGCCGCTAAAAATGGGCAACAAAAAAAGCCCCCAGAAGAGCAGTTACGCTCCTCTGAGGGCTAATTTGTTTTGCTGTGATTCCCAATCATGTCAGAAAGTCTCTTAGCTTTTTAGGTGGGCGCTCTTCACGCATACGCATGACGGCGGCTCTGATTTCTTTATCCTTTGCTTCTCCAGAAGCTATCCTTGCAAGCGTTTCAGCCGCCCAAGGATATTTCGTTATTACACTCAGCCGATAACCTTCGGCTCTTTCATCGTCCAGTGCGGCGATGTATTTAAGCCAGTCCATCTGCGGCTTAAGAATGGCTCTTCCTCTTGGCTTTAGTTCCATGCAGTTCTCCTTTCAAGCTACAATGTGTACATGGTTTGCGATTGCTGACTCGATACGCTCATCAGAGATGCCGATGTAGCGGCGAGTCACAGAAGGGGATGAGTGTTGCAGAAGACGCTGAACGAGGATGATGTCATGCCCTGTCGCGTTGTAGATGTCCGTGGCGTACCACTTGCGGAACGAGTGTGTGCTGATGTTGGTGTAGCCAAGGTAATCGCAGACAGCTTTCAGATGCTTCTGCACGGCGCGTTCCGTGATAGGGAACATTTTGTCTGTAGGGGAGAGGTTTTGTTCCCTACAGTAGTCGCAGAAGAAGGAGTAGATTTGCTCCGGCACAGAGAAGGTTCTGCGCTTGCCTGTCTTCTCCTCGATGATGTTGAGACGCAGTCTGCCGCCATCGCGCACAATGTCGCACAGGCGCAGTCGCAGAATGTCTCCAACGCGCATACCAAGGTTCGCTTCTGCCATCAGAACGGCGGCGATGCGGGGATTTGCGCGGAAGGTGCGTGTGCCTGTCTTCATCGTGCTGATGATGGACTTGTACTGCTCCGTAGTAAGGGCTACCATGCGCTCACTCCTTTCAGTACACAGCAACGATGCGCTGTGACTTCGCTATCGTTAGCTTTTCTTTGATGATTTGGTTCTCTGCTTTGTGGATTTTGTCGCGAATGCCCATAATGGTTTTGATGGTCTTCGCTTCATGATCGACATCTCCGGCGTGACGGAACTTCTCTGCGCGGTTAGTCTCCAGTTCAAACAGATAATTAAGGTCTTGAAGGTCACGCTCAAGATGCTCGATGTTATTAGTTGCCTGTGCAACCTTGATGTTTTCGCACTGCATTGCAGTAATGTCAACAACAGTGGGCTGTGCTTCTGCCATCTGATTCGCAGAGGGAGAAGCAGGAGCAAGTGCCATGCGGCTCTTCTTGTCTGCTTCGATTGCTTCGTAAAGGGTCATTAAGTTTCCTCCTTGTGATTCTCCATGTATTCGCGGATAGCGGAGCAGATAGCGTCATGCTTGTTGCGCCCCTCAAGATAATCAATGACATCTTGGTCTTTCTTCCGCATAAGCTTAATAGCGATGAGACGCACATTCTCTGCATCCCACTTCTTTTTGGACGGAGCATCCGGCATATTCAGTACCTTCCTTTCTAGGTTTACCCTATTATACTGCAATGGGCAAACCCATGTCAACAAGAACTTTCCCTTTTCATCACGGGGTGCTGACCGCAGTCTTTCGACTCCCGCATTACCTTTCCCCATAGAAGGGGAAAGTCAGTCTGCGATTAACAGTACGGCTCATAACCTTTGCCTTGCGGCTTTCTGCATGAGATTTCCACACGCTCTCCCTCACCAATGTACTTGGTGTAAAGCGTTGCAGAAGAGCCAATGTCGAAGCCGTGGAACTTGCGAACGCCGCTGAACTCATTCACATCAACATGACCAAGTTCGTTCTCATAGTCATGAAGGTCGAGAAACCATGCTTTCATTTTCTGAAAGTATTTGTTCGCTTTCTTCCATGTAGGGAACTCGCGGCATTCTTCCACGATCTCCCCGGCGTAGTAGTACCCGCCCTCTGCGGGTTCGTAGATGGGATACTCTGTGATGTATGATACATAGTACATTGCTCAATCCTCCTTAAACCACTTCTGATAGTCTGTATCGGCGCAGTACCCGGCGGCAGAGTAGAAGAACTCTTCGGCTTTGCGAAGCCGCTTCTTCCATCCGTTGCCATCGTCTCCGTCAATATGCACAATCGCGGTCTTGAAGTCACCAGTGGTGTCGATATCGATTTCGTACTCAAGAACTTCAGCGAAGTGCTTCATGCCCTCTTCGGTTAGCCCCTGTGGAGCGCAGAAACAAATTGCCAACTCCTCACATACATCGTCATAGACATCAATCTCAATATCCATCGTAAGCAAGTCTTTTACTTTCATGATAATTCTCCTTTCAAGTTTGGTTGCGTGAGCAACCTCCATAACGCACAGCACAATGTCTGTGCGCTATGATTGCGTTCACGCCTCTTTCGCTTTCAGCTCAATGTGCAGGAATCCGTCTCCGGGGCAGAAGATGTAAGTAATCTCATATTCTGCCCACTTCAACACGCTAGGGATTTTCTTGTTGTCACCATAGAAGGTAACTGTGCGCTTGGCTTTCTTGAGATTGTACTCGCTCAAGGAATCCGTGATGCCCATGATTTCAGAGACGGCAACCTCGTTGCAATCCTCATCCCACACAGACAGACGCACATCACCTTGAATGGTTACATCTGCCATCAGTTCGCAAAGCTTCATGATTCAGCAATCCTCCATGTCTCTGTCTTCAAGGTACTCCATCTCGTCTTCGTACATATTGATGTCTTCCATCAGATTGTCCTCAACGATTTCAAGTGCCTCTTCAAGCGTGTAGTACTTGGGGTTGATTTTTGCCTTGGTTTGGTCTGCCGGAAAGCCAATAATATGAGACTTGATGCCGTATCCGACCCGGTGCAGATAGAACTCATACATATCCCCGTTGATTGCGTCACTGTAACGCTTTTCTACCTCAACGATGTACTCCTTGTCGAGGACGGTGTACTGGAACTTGCGAACCTTCGCTTCTCTGATTTCCTTGCCGAAAAATGCCATGATAATTTTCCCCTTTCAATTCATAGTGTACCCAAGGCTTGTGACTTGGGTTGCCACATTACAGGGGAGATTGCTCTCCCCACCACTCTGTGTTCACCTTACGCGAAAACCAAACTCCACACGGCCTCCGCAATCGAACCCTTGCTCTCGCCCGTCACATCAATCCATCTCGCGCCGTTGGGCGTGTCGTTGGCCTCTGCGAACATCAGCACGAACTCTCTGCGGTTTTCGCCGTTGGTATCGCCCACGGCGTAGCACACTCCGTACCACCCGCACTTGGCCTCTTTGACAGAAGGGTCAAGGTACTGACTCACATACCACCGCTTGTCGATTTCTTCTTGCGTCATGTGGTCGGAGGTCAGCACAAGAAAGCCCTTGTCAATCTGCCAACCCCACTTGTAGCTTCTCTTCATGATTTCACCTCCTATCAGATAATCGCATTCTCGCGGAACTCGCGCAGAAGGCCGAAACGCTTGCCCCAGTAGTGGAAGTAATCTCCCGCTTCTGCGATATCGCTCCAGTACATAACCTCGCCATCGCTGAACTTCATCTGCCACTCAATAGCCTGTTCGCGCAGTTGATTCTGACGCTTCTGATAGTATCTCTTGTATTTGCTCATGATATCTTCCCCTTTCAATTAGCGGTCTGTGAGGGCTTGTAACCTCATCTGCCACATTAAGGAACGGGTTGCCCCGCTCCCTACTCTGTGTAGACTTCAATCTCGATGTTGTCGAACGCTTGCGCGAACAGGGTCAGAAGGTCTTTGAAGTAGCGGCACTTCTTCTTGTTCAGCCGGATTTTCGTGAACTTCTGATAATCGGTGCAGAAGATGTTGTTCGTGCCTTTGGAAAGGCCAAGGCAGTTCTTTGCGTGTTCCTTGTCGGAGAAGAAAGAGAAGAAGTTGTACATATCCTCCCCGGTTTCTCTGTCCTTGAACTCATGGAGCATAACCACCATGCAGTTCCCATTGTAGAGGGAAATGGTGAACTCCTTGTCTTCCTCGCCGGGGTGCATCTGCTTCAGAGTAACCTCTCCGCACTTGTCGCTCCAGTTCCAGTTAACGCTCATTTGTAATATTCCCCTTTCATTATTTGTGCCAATGGGCGGCTTTGAACGCCCCATGCCACATTACAAGCCGCAGAAGCGGCCTGTCATCTGTGTTTGGCTAGTTGTTGTCATCATCCGGGTCGAAGTCTTCCCAGTTGTCCTCCGGCTCATCATCTCCGCACCAGTACTCGCAGGAGTTCATGTACCCGCTGTGCATATCGTCATACGGGCAGATGTACGGAGGCTCATCGCAAGCGCAGAAGCGTCTCATTTGAACACCTCCTCAAATGCATCGCAGAAGTCATAGCGGTCACAGGATATACGCCGCGCCGCCTCTTCGTACTCTCTAATCGTGCGCGTGGCATAAGGCTCTCTTACTTTGATAGCGTCAGCCTCTGCCGTCAGAAGGTCATGCATCATGTCGAAGATGTCCTCAAGGTCAGAAGCATCCATACCCACAAAGAAGGGCTTATCGCAGTACTTCCCCATAACCTCGCGGAAGGTTGGCTCGTTCATACTTAATTCGTTCATAATTCAATCCCCTTTCAATTAGTAGCTTCTCCCGGCTTTGGACGGGCATAGGCCACATTAACGGGAGCAGAAACGCTCCCGCCCATCTGTGTTTAGTCTTCTTCTTCCTTCTCTTCCGTTTCGATGTTCAGAATCAGCGTAACGCCGCGCCTATCGTCTCCGCCGCGCAGAATGTCAAAGCCGATGATTTCATATTCACCGAACTCTAAAGACGCTTCGCGCAGTTCTCCGCAGAAGACTTCCTCCTCTGTGGTATAGTCATAGATTGAGACAATAGCAGAATCGTCCGAAACAAGGCAAGTGAAGTCGTAGATATCCATTTGATAATTTCCCCTTTCAATTTTTGGCCTTTCGGCCTGTGGAGTAGGGCTTGCTTGTTGTTATGCGGAGCAACCCTCAAGAACATCCGCACCCGCAGAAGCGGGGAAGAAAAGCTTTTGTTTCACTTCGCGCAGTTCATCACCTCACCGAAAAGCTGTTTTTCGACATCGTACCATCCGCGCCCCTGCCCATCTGTCCAAAACAGAACAAGCAGAAAGCCGCTTTCCATGCCCGCCGCCTTTTGCTCACCTAACCACAGGCAAGCCGAATCGCGGTCATCAAAACACGCAGTAGCGCGATTTTCGCCGCCTTTGAAAACTTCTGCACGAAACTTCTTATTTTCCATTGTGAAACCCCTTTCTTTTAGTGGTTCGCGGGCTTGTAACCGCCGAAGGCCACATTACCACCGCCCCGTAGAAGGGCGGCGTTACTCTGTGTTTAGACAACTTCCCCGAATTGGGTAACCACCAAAACGCCGTCAGAAGTCCACCCGGCTTTGTAGCCCCAATTCCAATCGGGGCGGGAGTAAAAGCCAAGCGTTTCAACAATGCAAGGAAAAGTCCCCTTAAGGCTTTCCGGCGTGTGCGCTCTGATTGCGTCAATCTGTTTTTTTGTCAATTTCATTTGTAATTTTCCCCTTTCGTTGTTGTGGTTCATCTCTCCCCGGCTTGGAACGGGGAACGCCACATTACACGCGCCCGGTGCTTTGCGCGTGTCCTCTGTGTTAGATGTCAGACAGGAATAACGGCGGCGCAGAAGCGGTAATTATTTTTCGCTTCTACACTTTCCGCGAAACTGTAAGCGTCTTCTTCATCATCGAAAACAACCTCAGAAACCCAGTTAACAAAGCCGTTTGAAAACTCCACCTTGTACCGCTCCATATTGGAGCAAGGGAGGCTTTCCCACTCTTTTTTGCTGACAGCCGGGAGGCCGAACAGCCGCCGAAAATCGTTCACATGGTTCGCAGTTGTGCGGGAGTATCCACCCCACAAGCGGCGAAACTCGCCAGCCGTGGTGTCATACTCACAAACGATAGTGTCATACGAACGAAGTGAGAAAACGCCGTTTTCGTTGTCGATGACTTTTGCCTTGCCGTAATAGTCCTTCTGTCTTGTTGCAGTAAGCTTAAATTCCTTCATTGTTGTATATCCCCTTTTCAAAAATATTGTCGGCTCTGCGTTGGCTCTCGCCCCCGGTACTTGCCGCGCCGGGTGTAGCATTAGACAGGAGGCACAGCCGAAGCCGCGCCCCCCATCTTGAAAAGGGAAAGGGAATTATCACATTTTCCATATGCGCCACGCTGAAGCCGCGCCCCCCATACCATGCACAGCCGTGAAGCCGTGCAAGGCTCTGAAAGGGTGAAGTCAACCTCTCCCCGCTTTGGCTTGGAGATTGTGCGCGGTGTAGCTTGACGGGCTACGGAATCCACGCTTTTCAGCCTAGGCGGTGAGAGTGTCCGTGTCGGTTTTTCAAGGTACTGGAACAGCGGTTAACCATCTCGCCGGGGCGGTTGTCGCGCCGCCCGTCTGCCGTTCTGCTCTCGCTCTCGCGCCTTCTGAGGGTTCGCGGGTTCTTGACGGCCTCCCGCTGTCGGCTATGCCCACGAGGGCGAACGCCTATCATAAGAGAGGGGGACAAGTCAACCCCGTCTGCCGTCTACACTCCCCGCGCCGCTACTTGGCGGCGGGATGGTCTGCCGTGATTCTGATCTCAAGGTGCAACCCCTAGGCCGCGAGGCCATATCTGGGGGGCATGTTCATAATACAATAGGTTAACCCTATTTTCAAGTTGATTTTTTCACCTTTTCCACCCGCTTTTGTGCATCTTTTTTGAGGGTTTACCCAAATTTGCGAACTTTTCGCGGGCGAATATGGGTTATCCCTCATAAATTTATGAATTTGGCGTTTTCCGGGTGAAATATTGCACAAACATTTTCACAGGTTCACCCACGCCCGGAGCATATACCCCCCTAGGGTATTTTCTGCCCCATTTTGCCCCATTTTCGCCCGCTTCTCGCGGCCTGTTTTTGGGTGTACCCTCTGTGAGCCACGAGAGGGCACTTTTTCGGGCACTTTGACCCCGGATGTGAATTTATATTCCCCCTGTACCAATCTGCCCGTATACGCAAAATCGGCCTATTTTGACCCCGTTTTGGGGCGTTTCGGCTTTGGTATACCCCTACACACCACCTCGCCGCGCCCGTGCTCTCCTGCGCCCTCCTGTGGCCTCCTGCGTGGCTGTGTTTCGCCGTCTCTGACCCCGCGCCCCGTCTGCCTGTGTGGAAGATGTGAACGCCCGTTCATATGAACGCCTGTTCAATTGTCACTCACGGCGCGAGAGTGCTAAATCCTACCGCTTGGCTAGGGAATGAGGGCGGCTTATTCCTACCGCATCACTAGGAAATCACCCGCCGCAATTCCTACTTGATGACTAGGAAATAACCCACTGATTTCCTACTGCTCGACTAGGATTTAGCGTCATGATTTACTGTCCGATTTATGGGACACTAAACCATTGTCCAATTTATGGGACAGTGCTAACCCTCGGATTGTTTCGACTGGAAACAAAACACCACCTTGTATTGTTGTATTAGTCATCTAATACAATAAGTTCGCGTTTCTCCAATAACGCGAACTCAATCGTCTTAAAAATGAGACGATTTGAGCGCAAAGCATGGCAAGCGTTGCAATATTGGGACGCTAGGCTTTGGGGGCATACCCTAGGGGGAATTATGTAAACCGATTCGATGGCGGGGTAACCCCCTCCATTATCCGCAAAATCAAAAAAGCCCCCCTTCATCTGAAGGAGACATTCGTGAGCAAAGGTATTGAGTCGAAGTATCCCAAAATGGGATATTCGGGGAAAATTTTTTGACGCAGAGATTAAGAGTGGTTTACATAACTTGTAGCAGTGGATTTGGACTGCTACGCTACTGCTACAAAACCGTAACAATTGGTATTACTAGCTTTTTTGGCATTTTGTTATGGTGTAGCAAAGAAATAGGGTTATAGTTTACGAAACGCGAAATAAAAAGAATAGGAAATCTAGGTAACAACTGCTACGTTTTACAGTTTCTGTTGCTCTTGTGACACTCGTTTTGACAAAGTTTGAAAGTGTGCTATGATGCATATACAGTTCCATAAGGAGGATAAAAATATGGAAAAAGCCAAAAAAGACGAAGAAATTGTTCAGATTGTCATCAACTGCCCAAAGAGCAAAATTCAGAGGGCTGTGGCGTTACTGTATGACATGGGTGCTACTGCTACAAACGAGGTTTTGCTGTCATGCGCGGCTAGAAGGACATCCCAAATGATGGAAAAACGCAAAGAGAACCGCGCTCTTGAATACGCCGATGAGTTTTGGCAAACCGATAATGCGTTCGTGCAAAAGATGCGGGATGCCTATGCTGATGGCATCAGCTTCACAAAGTTGAGCCGATTCACAGGACTCACACGCACAACTCTTTACAGATACCTTTATGGCGAGTCCTTCCCGAACGAGATTGACGCAAGGAATGTTCTTGACGGCATTGATGCGATTTACGGGGAAATAAAGAAGTAATACGCCCAAAATGTGGCGAAATTTCCTCATTGCTAAATAGTCTCGCGGGTGTAGAATGCACAAAATGGCTATTGAGAGGTGAGGGCTATTGAAGAAGATACCATGCTTGTTTAAGAAGGTATATGATGACGGCGGGTATGTTGGGGTAGAGAATGAGGTCACGCCGGGGTGCGAGTGGGTGCTGATTGGCGAGGGCGTAGCTACGGAGAAGGTTGACGGAGCGGCTTGCGCCATTATCGATGGAGTGCTTTACAGGCGGTTCGATGCGAAGAACGGAAAGCAACCGCCGGAGGGAGCGATCCCTTGCCAACCCGAACCCGACCCAGTTACGGGACACTGGCCTCATTGGTATCAAGTGAGTGACAGGACTGCGGCTGACAAGCACTTCATCCATGCGTATGCGAATACGCCTTGGGTAAATGAGGATGGGACATATGAAGCTGTGGGGCTTCACTTTCAGCGCAATCCTTACAGACTTGATGACGATTTCCTAGAGAGGCACGGAAGGATACAAATTAAGGATTGCCCAAGGGATTTTGACGGCATCCGCGAATATCTTCGCACTCACAACATTGAGGGCATCGTTTTCCATCGCGGGAACGGCGAGATGTGCAAGATTCGGCGCAAGGACTTCGGCTTCAAATGGCCTGTGAAGGAGAGTGAGAGATGAAAAGGGTAGTAGAGAACTGGAAGGTCTATGGCCTTGAGGAGTCGATTAAGGGGGCAAAATACCCCATGTCGGTCAATGTTGACTCCCTTAACGGCGAACTCACCCCCGGCATTGCCAACCTTGCGAAGTCCAAACCCGGCGAAGGGCATGACCAATGGCTGACTGGCGTTATCGTCCAGTTTGACTTGACATTCAGCATCAAGGCGTGGACGGAGGCACAAAGATATCATTTTTTGGATTTCATTTCCTCACAAAGTACTATGCACAGGGCGGCGAAGATGGATTTCTCGCAGACCTTTAACGGCTATGTAACTGCCCGCACACTCATTGAGTGCAATCGGCTGAAAGCGGCCTATCAAGAGAATCCGTCCGCAGAGAACTATCTTAAGTTGCTCTACAATCTGCCGACAGGAACGATGCTGACGGCAAGAATGACAACCAATTACAGGCAGTTGAAGACCATCTATCGGCAAAGAAAAGACCATCGGCTACCCGAATGGCGGGAATTTTGCCGATGGGTCGAGACTCTGCCGAACAGCGAACTTATTACGGGGAGTGATGCATCATAGATTTTTGTAAACTTATCGATGTAGCCATTGCCCGTGATACGCCGGAGTCACTGATAGATGCCTTTGACATTATGCGCGAACTGGAAACATTTGGTGCGGTTCGCGTTGAGAGTGTCGGCAAGCGTGAAAAGCCTACTACTATATATGATGAGGACAACTTTTCACGCGCACATGAATACAGTAAGGCGATTCGTTCTGCGGCGAACAAGATGGTGCGTCAAGGCGTGGATGCCGAACGGATGCTTGACTTGTACTACAAGACGCATCTGTTCGATGCTCCGCATTATTTCGACTCCTTCTGTATTTATATAGAGAAAGACCGCGCCCCGGAGAAGCAGTTCTATCTTCCTAGACGCAAGCAACTCCTGCGGTGTGTTCAGAGCATTCAAGACCTTGAAGACGGCAAGCTTCACACTCTTGGCATCAGCCTTGCTCCCGGCGTTGGCAAGACAACGATTGCGGAGTTTGGCTTGGCTTGGACTTCTGGGCGTAATCCGTTCCTTCCGAATCTGATAGGTTCGCACAACACAGCTTTCCTTACTGGTATGTACGGGGAGATGCTCCGTATCTTTGACCCGCAAGGCGAGTATCGTTGGGGAGATGTGTTCCCCGGTCTTGGAGTCATTGCTACAAACGCTAAAGACCTCATGATCGGCATAGGCTATGACAAGTCTGATGACATGAGATTCAAGACGCTCCAGTGGGGTTCGCTGGGTTCACAGCTTGCGGGACGAGTCAGAGCGGCAAACTGGATGTATCTCGATGACCCGGTAGATGGTATTGAGACTGCGATGAACCGTGAACGGTTGGACAAGCTGTGGCAGACGGTATATACCGACTTCTTTCAGCGTTCTATTGGTAACCGCACACGCCGTCTTGTCATCGGCACTCGTTGGTCACTTGTAGACCCGATAGGCCGTCTTGAAGACTTCTACGGGGATGACCCCGCCGCGAGGTTTATCAGAGAGCCTGTGCTTGACGAGAATGACGAGAGCCGCTTTGATTACCCTTACGGGCTTGGCTACACAACGGACGCTCTTCGCAAACAGCGGGATATGATGGATGAGCCATCATGGTTAGCTATCTATCAGCAACAGCCGATTGAGCGTGAAGGTGTTCTGTATGATGCGTCTGAACTGCGTAGGTACTTCAGTCTTCCAGACCAAGAGCCGGATGCAGTTCTAGCAATTTGTGATACAAAAGAACAAGGAGCGGACTATTGTGTATGCCCCGTGTTCTATCAGTATGGCGAGGACTTTTACCTTGACGCTATCATCTGTGATAACAGCAAGGTGGAAGTGGTGCAGGAGCGCGTTGCTCAAATCCTCGTTAGCCGTAAGGTTAAGATGTGCCGTATTGAGTCCAACCGTGGTGGTACAATCTTCGCGCAAAATGTAGAAAAGCGCGTGAAGGAAATGGGCGGTATGACGAGCATCACTACTCGCTGGACGCAATCCAATAAGGAAACACGCATTCAGACTAATAGCGGTATGGTTAAGAGCCATGTGCTGTTCAAGGATGAAAGCCTGTACGCGCAAGATCGTGAGTACCGCGATGCAATGCTTCAGCTTACTACTTACTCCATGATGGGTAAGAACAAGCACGATGATGTACCCGATGCTTTAGCAATGTTTGTAGACTGGATGCTTTCCTCCACGAACAACATCGTCACTGTCATGAAGAGGCCGTTTTGACAAATTTCTAAAGTGTGGTATGGTACTTGCGTAAAAAGATGTTCGCTGTTCATCGTTCATTTTTTCACCTCCTTTCTGTATACCGGGGGACTCGTGGGAAACTGCGTACCGACCATGATGCATAGTTGGTAGCTGTGCATCAAAAGACTCACCGCTGTGCTTTCCTTCCTTTCACACAGCGAGTGCCAAAGCAGTAAAATAAGTCCCGGCATGGACTGGCAACCTAAACCGGGCGTTTCTTAACGCTAAACTGTGTGAGCGTTGAACTGTGCGGTCTATATGGCTACACAGTGTTAGGAACACAGCTTTCATATATATACTTCTTTGGTGTAAGGGTAGCACAGCAGACTTTGACTCTGCGGGTTGTGGTTCAAATCCATGAAGAAGTGCCAAAATGTCTGACAAAGCGTTAGAGGGATAAGGCAAGAGCGAGGACGGGGGCTTGCCTTTAAAAAGGTATTGCATGGTTGTAATTAAGCGGACAATTGAAGGCGATTTCAAAGAACTCGTCTTATACCCCATTGCAGACACCCATTGGGCTGACCCATGTAGTAATCACAAGCACATAATGGACGATATAGCATACATTCGGGACAATCCGAATGTTTTCTGTGTTCTTAACGGCGATTTAATGAACTGCGCCATCCGAACGGCTATATCAAATCCTTATGTTCCAATTTCTCCCATGCAAGAGTTGGAGAAGTGCGTTGAAATCTTCACACCGATTGCGCCGAAAGTGGTTTGCGTTGTACCCGGCAATCATGAGGAAAGGCATTTTAAGACCAACGGGATCGATGTCACACGCCTGTTTTGCCAACAGCTAGGCATTGAGGACAGATATTCTCCAACGGTAGCGTATGTGTTTCTCCGCTTTGGGGAAGATGCCGTCCACAATCATCATCACAGGCCGATGCTTTACACCATGTATGTCACGCACGGAAACGGGGGCGGGCGCAAGGACGGGTCAAAAATCCAACGCCTTGCTGACTACGCCGCGATTTGTGATGCCGACATCTACATTGGAGGTCACACGCACCTTGGAGCAAGTTTCAAGAAGGGGTTTGCGAGACCAAGCCCAGCGAACAGTTCCATTACTTACGGGACGCATCTGTTCGTGAACACTTGCGCCTCTATTGAATATGATGGTTCGTATGGTGAGCGAGGGGGCTTTGATGTTCCTTGTTTAGACCGACCCCTTATTACCTTGAACGGTACACGCAAAGAAATGAGGGCAACGATTTGATGCCGAAAGAAGTTTTGGAGGCCGTTGAGCGCATCGTGGCGGTAGGCAAAGAGGCCATCGTCAAGAAAGAGCGCGGCAAGTGGGTTGTGCTTGAAAACGGCAAGCGTCTTATTTACAAAGAAGAGTAAAGTGCAATTTTGGCACTTTGAACATTGCGCTCGTTGCACTTTGGCAATGAGTAGAGTCAATCGGGACTATTTCTTCGGGAGTAGTCTCTTTTTTATTTCTTGGGGTGAAGATTTTGGATGAAGTGACAACTAAATCTCCTGTCATCAGAAACGATATGTACGGGCGTTTAGATATCTACGCCTCATTCGATGACATCAACGAAGACAACATTATCTCTGAACTTAACTCCGCGCTTGTTTACCATGTCAACAATATGCTCCAAGAGGAGTTCTTGTACTGGTATCGGCGTGGCGTTCAGCCCATTCTCTCGCGCACGAAGGATGTTCGTGAAGACATCCTCAATATCGTGCAGGAGAATCACGCAGAGGAAATTGTGGCCTTTAAGAACGGCTACTTCATCACACAGCCCGCAACATATGTCAGTAGGCGCAAGGGCGTTCAGACGAAGATTAAACAACTGAACGAGTTCTTGTACCGCTCTGGCAAACAAGAGACGGACAACAAGGTTGCTGACTGGTTTCACACTGTCGGCAAGGGCGTTGTGTATGTAGAGCCTACGCAGGACAAAGAAGCGCCTTTCCGTGCGTATGCGCTCGACCCGCGATCTGCGTTCGTTGTGTATTCTCTTCGCCCCGGCAACAAGCCCATCATGGGCGTGAATATGGTAACTGTTGACGGTAAGGCCAAGTACGATGTCTTCACCGAAACCAAGGTGTTCCACCTTTCCGGCACTGTCACTGGCAAGATGATTGCCACTGAAAAGAACCACGATTACCTTGCAACGGCAACCGCAATCGAGTCTGTTGAGCCGAATATTCTTGGGCGCATCCCGATTATTGAGTATCGGTATAACTCGATTAACCAAGGCGCGTTTGAGGCTTGCATCCCGCTCCTCGATGAGATTAACAACATCGTGTCGAACTCCTGTGACGGCGTAGAGCAGTTCATTCAGAGCCTTGCTGTTGCGGTTAACTGCGAGTTTGAGAAGGGTACAACTCTTTCTGACATTCGCAAGGCTGGATTCATCCAGTTCCGCTCCATCGGTGAGAACAAGGCAGAGTTCAAGATTCTTACCGAACAGCTTGACCAAACGCAGACGAAAGTACTTGTGGAACGCCTGTATGACCAAGTCCTTCGCATTGCGGCTATGCCTAGCCGTAGCAATGGTAGCACCACTTATGACACCACGGGCGCGGCTGTGCTTGCCAACTTCGGTTGGTATCAAGCTGATGCGGCGGCTAGGAACACGGAGGACTTGTTCAAAGAATCCAACCGTCAGTTTGATGCCATCATTGTGGAGATTCTCAAGCGCAGACGCTTGCTTGATATCGACATCAATGACTTTGAGTTGAACTTTGTTCGCAATGAAACCGCCAATGTGCAGAGCAAGGCACAGGCTTTCCAGACGCTTATGAGCGCAGGACTGCACCCCGAACTTGCGGCGGCGAAGAGCGGTATCTCCAATGACCCTGTTAAGGACATGAAGATGTCTGAAAAGTACATCGAGATGATCTGGGGCAACCCGAATAAAGCCGATAAAGCTGAACAGACGAATGGCGGCAATGGTGAAGCTGAAATCGTTGAGAAAGACGCTGACAACGGCGAAAACGAAACGGGCGGTGCTGTCTAATGGCAAGCATCCTGCCGTTTGATGAACTCAACCGATTCAACGAAGAAATCCGTCAGCGGTTTGGCGATGCACAGCTTACCGACAGACGCGAGGAAGAGGAAGACATCATTGACGAACTTCTTGACCTCTTCCTTCTCGCCTACGCTATGGGCAACGAAGTAACGAACGAAAACCTTTCGTCCAACTGGATGCCCCCTGTGGACGAAGTAATGCAAGTAGTGGATGCGGAGGTAGCAGACAAGACTTGGAGAGAGAGAGTAGAGGATTACTTCGCAAACGGCGGCACAGGGGCAGATGTCGCCCGGATAGCCGATACGGAGATGCACCGCATTGCGAATACCGCCGCGCTCGATACCGCAAAGAGAGCC